TTTTTAAAAGTTTTTGTTATAGGTTTTGTAATCTTTTTTACAAAACTACCTAAACCATAAGCTTGTCTTGGTTCATCTTCATCATCTAAAAAACCACCATCAGCAAAAAATCTATATGCTAGTCTATTTAAATCCATACCTTTTTCTCTATTAGTCATCATAGGCATCACTGGTGCGACTGTTCCTGGAGCGATTTGTGTTTGTGCAAATGTAGGAGCGATATAATTTTCTCCTTCTCCTCCCTCGTCATCATCATCATCAGTTTGAGAGGGACCTGCTATGTTTGCCATATTATAACCTTCAATACCTAAATTGCCTTTTGTTTTAGGACCACTTAACATATTACCTAGCACTCCTGTAAGAGAAAACTTTCCACCAGGTAAAAAATTTTTAGCTTTATTAATAGCATCTCTCACAGCTGCTGCTCTATTTTGTGCTGATATAGAACTTCTTAAACCTTTTGTCATTGCCTCTAAATCATCTCTTGCTTTATCTGACAAATCTTTAGTTGCGGTTTTGCCTTTCATTCCCATAAAATCGCTTCTATCGTTATCTCCTCCTTTACCTCCGCCTCCGCTAGCGGGTCCTTCATCTCCACCTCCATATTCTCCTACTCCACGGTATCCTTGTCTAGTACCACCAAATCCTGGTTGTACTAACATACCTCCGTTTTGTAACATCTGTTTTGCTTGTTGTGCTCTTGTTATGGCCATTTGTCTATTCTATTTTGTTTTACCTAATAAATCAAGGCTAGGCATTTTTATAGTTACGTCTCTTTGTACGTCTTCTATTGGGATATTAGCAGCTTTTAAAGCTTCCTCGTTTTCATAAATTTCACCAGTTTTTTTATTTTTTATAGTTGTTTTAATGTCCTCTGGTTTTATTACCATTACTTTACTCATTATGTTGTTACCTCTCTTGGCTGTATTTCTAATATTGAGGCTATGACGTGCAGCCTATTCGCGTCAGCGGCCTGTACTTTTAATGCTTCACCTTCTTCCATTACAAGAGGTTGAGACAAAAGTTCTGTTGTTGCTTTAGATGCTACGGCTTTATCTTTAAATAAATTAAATATAGCACTACTAGCGTTTACTAAAGTTATAGTTATTGTACTTCCTGATCCAGCGTCCTCGGATACTATCAAAGATTTAACAACAGCTGTTTTGAAACTAGGCACTGTATACAATGTAGTTAAATCTGTTGTGGTTAAGTCTACTTTTTTATTTATAAAACTATTAGCCATTATTGTAAAAAGAAGTTTTGAGCTTCTACTTCATCCTTTAATTCTTGTTGATATGTAGAATTTAATTTTTCTACGA